GCCTTGGCTGAAAAATATACATTAGATAAAAAGGTACTTAAAAAGGTAGCTTCTATTTTATATAAGTCAAACATGGCAGAAGTTCAAGCAAATAACAATGATGTTGAAGAACTTTATGAAGATTTAACAAAATAATGGTTTACATTTGACCAGAAATATGTTATAATAGTATTACAAGCACGGGCAAAAGTTATAACCTCCGCCTTTTAGCACTCCGGGAGTAGTGTGTGTGAATACTCCCCCTAATTTTAAAATTTACTATGGAGATATGAATGAGAAAAGACTTCCTTTGGGTCGAGAAATATAGACCCGCCACCATTACTGAATGTATTTTAGATAATTCGTTAAAGAATACATTTAAAGAAATAATCAAAGGTGGCGAGCTTCCAAATATGATGTTCACAGGTACCGCAGGCGTAGGTAAAACTACTGTGGCCAGAGCACTTTGCAATGAATTGGAACTCGACCATATTATTATTAATGGTTCTGAGGATGGCAACATTGATACACTCCGTGGTAAAATCAAACAGTTTGCTTCGACTGTTTCACTTATGGGAGGATACAAAGTAGTTATATTGGATGAAGCTGACTATCTCAACCCCCAGTCTACTCAACCAGCTCTTCGTGGATTCATTGAAGAGTTTAGTAATAATTGCAGGTTTATTCTAACCTGTAACTTCAAGAATAGGATTATCGAACCATTACATTCTCGATGTTCTGTTTATGAATTTAATGTAGGTTCCAAAGCAACCCTTGCTGGTCAGTTTATGGAAAGGTTACAATATATCCTTACTAAGGAACAAGTAATCGCCGAGCCTGCCGTGTTAGCCGAATTGATAATGAAATACATTCCTGATTGGAGAAGAGTTATTAATGAGTGCCAACGATATGGCATATCTGGCACCATTGACTCAGGTATTCTTGTTACATTATCTGAAACATCCATTAAAGCACTAATGGCAGATCTTAAAAATAAAAACTTTAAAGGTATGCGTAAATGGGTAACCGATAATATTGATATGGAAAGTGCCAAACTATTTAGAATGATTTATGATAATATGTTAGATTATATAGATCCAAATTATATACCTCAATTGGTTATGACTTTGGCTGACTATTCTTATAAAGATGCATTTGTTGCTGATCATGAACTAAACACAGTGGCATGTCTTACAGAAATTATGGCACAAGGACAATTTAAATAATGAATGATTCTTTTATTTTTGATTTTGAAACATTAGGAACTAATGTACAAACTCTTCCAGTACTATCAGTTGCTTGTTATGCATTTGATACTAATAGATTTAAGGATAATCCGTACACATTAAATGAAATCATAACTGATGCTAAGTTTATGAAATTTGATGTCGCAGACCAAGTAAAGAACTATAGTAGAATTATTAATCCTAGTACTCTTGAATGGTGGCAATCTTTAGGTGATGAAATTGTTGAGGCAAATCTTAAACCATTAGCCTCAGACCATGAACTTAAAGATCTTAATCATTTATTCTTGGCTGAATATCCTAATAATGCTTATGTATATACTAGAGGTAATACATTTGATCCTATGATTATTACAGCATTATGTAAACAACTTAATATAGTTGAACCATACCCTTGGTGGAAGGTTAGAGATATGAGATCATTAATTGATGGATTAACTTGGGGTTATGATGTGAGTACTATATTTATTCCTGAAGGCATCAACGAGGAGACATTAAATTTGCATGACCCAAGAACAGATATTGCTCTTGATGTTATTAGATTTCAATCAATCATTAGGTCAATAACATGAGTAAAAATCCATTCGACTACTTAAATTCGATTAATAATTCCAAGAAATATATCTTGGAAAATGAAAAAGACTATCCTGCTTTTATGATCAATAGAGGATTATCTTATTTCCCTGATACTGTCTTACAAGCAAATGAGATGAATATAAGTCATCATCTTGACAATGGGCCCCAGTATAACTTTCTTATAAATATTGTTAGGAAGCGCAAACGTTTCTCGAAGTGGAATAAGGCATCAGAGTCTGACGATATTAAATCTATCAAAAAGTATTATGGATATTCTAATGAAAAGGCCAGAGATGTTCTTTCGCTTCTAACTAAAAATGAATTGAAGCTAATTAAGGAAAGAATAGATCATGGTGGAACAAAATGATGAACTGGTAAATTGGAACCCTGATATGATGTTAGAGGTTATCTTAGGAGAACCAGATGATTTTTTAAAAATCAGAGAAACACTAACTCGGATGGGTGTAGCATCTAAAAGAGACTCAAAGCTATATCAATCTTGTCATATATTACATAAGCAAGGTAGATATTTTATAACACATTTTAAAGAATTATTTTTATTGGATGGTAAGCCATCTAATTTAACTGAGAATGATTTGGGCAGAAGAAATACAATAGTACAACTTATGTCTGATTGGGGTTTATTAGAAACTGTATTGACCATTGGTGATACTGCCCCTTTAAATCAAATTAAAATAATCTCACATAAAGATAAAAGTAATTGGGAATTATGCCCAAAATATAATATTGGTGTGAAATAAATTGTATAAATAGATTTGTAAGTGCTTCGGGCTTACATATGGAAGAGTCACAAGAGTGGCTCTATAATTAAAACTCGCTTAACAGGAGAAAAATATGACAACATTTCAAAGAGATCTATTCTTTGGATTTGATGAATTATTCAATTCATTAAATAACCCTCAACAACAACAATCATACCCACCATACAATGTGGTAAAGAAAGATGATAATCATTATCTAATTGAAATCGCAGTGGCTGGATTTAAATCAGATGAAATTGATTTGATTTTAGAAAAAGGTATATTGACTGTTTCTGGTAAACATAAAGAATATGAAAATAATCGTAATGATGAATATGTTCATAAGGGCATTTCAACTAGAGACTTTAGTAGATCATTTACATTAGCTGAAACTATCAAAGTGGTAGGTGCTGATATTGTGAATGGATTATTATTAATTGGTCTTGAAAATGAAATCCCAGAGGAAGATAAACCTCAAACTATTAACCTTGGAGAATTTGGCGAAAGAGCCAAAGAACTTCTTTTAGGTTAAATAACAACTTTACTGGCCATTAATACTCTTAATGGCCATTATATTATATAATGGAGAAATTATGATACAACTCGTAAGACTAACAACTGGCGAAGAAATCCTTTGCAAAATTCAAAATGATACTACAACTTTAATTACTGTTACAGATCCCGTTCAACTAATTCCAACAGGGGAAGGTAAAATTTCCTTTGCTCCTTATATGAGTTATTGTGCAATTGAGAAATTACATATTAAGGTAGAACATATTATGTTTATTGTACAACCAGAACCTGGTTTAATTGATAAATATAAATCCATGATTGGAGATGCTCCTTCAATTGAAACACCACTACAAAAAATAATTACGTAATTGGGGTTTACTTTTGGTCAAGAATATGTTATAATATTAACATATGATTGATAAAATATATACGAATGCCTATCGATTTGGCAAAAACATTAGATACCTTGGTTATGAAAATGGGAAACGTGTGCAACGCACAATTCCCTTCAAGCCAACTCTCTATGTATCCTCAAAAGATCCTAAGTCAAAATGGAAGTCATTGGATGATGTCAATGTTGAACCAATAACATTTGGGGCAATGAAAGAAGCAACTGACTTCGTTAAACAATATTCTGATGTAGACAAATTCAAAATCTTTGGTAATACTAACTATGTGGCTCAGTATCTCTATCAGGAATTTCCTGGTAAGATCAAATGGGAACCAAAGCATATTAATATTACTTCAATAGATATTGAAACGAAATTTGAAGATGGGTTTCCCCATCCGGATATTGCCGATCAGGAAGTTACTGCTATTACTTGTAAGAATAACATTGATGATATTTACTATGTCTTTGGATGTGGTGATTATGATGTAGAAAAATCTTATATGACTACCAACCAAGTCAAGTATATCAAATGTAATGATGAAAAGGAATTGCTTATAAGATATACATTACATATGAGTTCAGTAGATATTATTACTGGGTGGAATGTAAGATTCTTTGATATACCATACCTAGTTAATAGAATTAAAACTATATGTGGCAGTGATGTAATGAAAAAGTTATCTCCTTGGGGTGATATTTCGCTTAGGGAAATAGAAACATTTGGTAAAAAGAGGCAAACATTTAACTTAAAAGGTATTGCTGTGTTGGACTATATTGAACTATATAAAAAATTCACATATACTACTCAGGAATCTTATAAGTTAGATCATATTGCTCATGTTGAGCTTGGTGAACGAAAGTTATCATATGAAGAATTTGGTGACTTAAATGAGTTATACCATAACAACTATCAAAAGTTTATTGACTACAACATTAAAGACGTTGAAATTGTAGATAGGCTTGAGGATAAAATGGGCCTTATTGTTCTTGCAATGACTATGGCTTATAAAGGTGGTGTTAACTATGAGGAGGTATTAGGTACTGTTGCTATTTGGGACTCAATTATTTACCGAGACTTATCTGAACAACATATTACCATACCTCAAAACAATGAATCATACAAAGGTGATTATCCTGGTGGTTATGTAAAAGATCCTATGGTGGGAATGCATGATTGGGTTGTATCATTTGACTTAAACTCTCTATATCCATCTCTTATTATGCAATATAATATGAGCCCAGAAACTATACTACATGATACTGAACCAGGCGTAACTCCAGATAATATTTTAGCCGGAACTATGACTAATAAAGTACCAAATACTGCCATGGCAGCCAATGGTGTTAGATTTGATACAACTAAAACTGGAGTACTACCTAGGATTGTTGAAGAGTTATATGCCGAACGGGTAGGAGTTAAAGATGAAATGCTTAAGGCCCAACAAGAGATGGAACAACTCATTGATGGTACTAAAACTCAAAAATATGATATTGAAAAACGAATAGCAATTGCCAAGAATAAACAAATGGCAATTAAAATTCTACTTAACTCTTTGTATGGAGCAATGGGTAATAAATGGTTTAGATATTTTGATATGCGTATTGCGGAAGGTATTACACTATCAGGCCAAGCAACTATTAAGTGGGCCGAAAAACATCTTAATGAATATCTAAATAAACTAATGGGAAATGATAATGGAAACCGTGATTATGTTATTGCTATTGACACTGATAGTGTATATGTCAACTTGGGTCCTCTTGTTGATAAGCTTAAGCCTGTTAAGCCTATTGATTTTCTTGATAAAGTTTGTTCTGGAAAACTGGAAGATGTTCTTATTGATGCTTATGCTGATTTATTTAATAGACTTGGCGGTAGGTCTAATAAAATGGTCATGGGTAGAGAGGTTATTGCTGACCGAGGTATCTGGACAGCTAAGAAACGGTACATACTAAATGTACATGACAATGAGGGAGTTAGATATACTAAGCCTAAACTTAAGATTATGGGCATTGAAGCAATCAAATCATCGACTCCGGCGATATGCAGGCAAGCCTTAAGGGATATGTTTACTACAATCATTACTAAGGATGAGGCGACAGTTCAATCAGAGATAGCTCAATTCAAAACTTTATTTAATGGTTCATTAGCAGAAGAGGTATCATTCCCGAGAGGCATCCACGAATTAGATAAGTGGGCAGATAAAAGGACTATATACACTAAAGGAACTCCAATTCACGTAAGAGGTTCTTTAGTACATAATAATGTTATAAAAGAAAAAAGACTAAATAAGAAATATAATATGATTGAAAGTGGAGATAAAGTTAAGTTTACTTATCTTAAAATGCCTAATCCAATTAAGAGTAATGTAATATCATTTGTAGACTATCTCCCAAGAGAGTTAAATCTAAATAGCTATGTTGATTACAATACTCAATTTGAAAAGACATTTGTATCTGTTATTAAACCTATTCTTACCTCAATTGGGTGGGAAATAGAAAAAACAATATCCCTTGATGATTTTTTTTAAAAAAGGGGTTTACTTTTGATACTAAATATGATATAATATAATATATAAAAAAGGAAAAAAGAATATGAATCCAAAATATCCCGTATACATTATCTCTAAGGGTAGAGCAAACACCCGAATGACATCCAAGACTCTAGAAGAGATTGGCGTGCCTTATAGAATTGTAATTGAAAAATCAGAATATGATGACTATGCTGCTGTGATTGATCCAGCTAAGATTCTAATATTACCTGAAGGTTTTAGAGAAGATCCTGACCTGGCTTTTCCTGATGTGGATGGTAGACTTGGTGGTTCTATTCCAGTACGTAATTGGGTTTGGAGACATTCAATTGAAGAAGGTCATAAGAAGCATTGGATTTTAGATGATAACATTAGACATTTTTATAGACTAAATAGAAATTTAAAGGTAAGAGTTACATCGGGAACCACATTTAGATTATGTGAAATCTTTACAGATAGATATAAGGACATTGGAATGTCAGGTATGAACTATGCATTCTTTGCTCCTAGGTCTCAAAAGAAAGCTCCATTCTATCTTAACACAAGAATTTATTCATGCATTCTTATTAACAATTCTGTTGAGCATAGATGGCGTGGTAAGTATAATGAAGATACAGATTTAAGTTTACGTGTACTTAAGTCTGGATATAGAACTATTCTATTTAATGCTTACTTGTGTGGTAAGGCAGCAACTCACTCTATGAAAGGTGGTAATACGGAAGAAGTTTATGAAGTGAAGGATGGGCAAAGCTCTGATAATCGTAGAGAATTTGCAGAGTCGCTTAAGGCTCAACATCCAGATGTGGTTGAAGTAATTATAAGATGGGGTAGATGTCATCACTTAGTTAATTACAGAGTATTTAAGCAACCATTAGAATATAAAGATGACTATATACCTAAGTATGGAATTAATACTTATGGATTAAAAATGATAACAGCGGAGGCAGAAAAATGAGTGATAACATATTTGTAATTACTGAACAGGAAGAAGAAAGAAACAAGTGGAATGGCTGGGAAGATATGCCAGAGTATGTCCAAGAAAATGATGAAGCATATCATATGATGAGAGTTAGATTTAGGAATGATGAAGACATTGCTGAGTTTGCAAAGTTAATTGGACAACCTCACATTACTAAGAAGTCTAAATACACTTGGTTCCCACGAGTAGATAGTACTGAAAATTCATTACTTAGGTGGATTGATGATGAAGGGTAAAAAGATTTTAGTCACTGGCGGGGCTGGCTTTATCGGTAGTAATTTATGTGAGGAATTAGTAAAGCATAATGAAGTATGGAGCTTAGATAATTACTTCACTGGCTCAGAAGATAATCATGTCGATAAGGTAATTTATATAAGAGGTAATACTAAAGACATTGAAAAATCTGCTTTTGGTTATGTAACACCAGATATTATCTATCACCTTGGTGAATACTCTAGGGTAGAACAAAGCTTTGATGATATTCAAAAGGTTTGGGAATATAATAAAGACGGGACCTTTGCTGTATTAGAATATGTTAGGAAGACTGGAGCGAAACTAATTTATGCCGGTTCATCTACAAAGTTTGCTGATAATGGTATAGGTAAGAATCAAAGTCCTTATGCTTGGGCTAAGTCTACTAATACTCAATTGGTTAAGAATTATGGTGAGTGGTTTGGTATTGATTATGCAATTACTTACTTCTATAATGTTTATGGCAATAGAGAAATTAGCTCAGGTAAATATGCAACATTGGTTGCTTTATTTAAAGATAAGCTTAAGAATAGAGATAAGTTTACTGTTGTATTACCTGGCACACAAAGAAGAAACTTTACCCATGTCAATGATACTATCAATGGTCTATTACTAATTGGTGAAAAAGGACACGGTGATGGTTATGGTATAGGTTCGGCAACCAGTTATAGTATCAATGAACTGGCAGAATTATTTGCTATTAAAGCTCATGTTTCTACAATTCAATACTTACCTGAAAGACCTGGAAATAGAATGGCAGGACCTGTTATGACAGATAAGATAGAAGAATTAGGATGGACTCAAAATTATCATTTAGAGGATTATATTAATGAATTACCAACTAACCTTATTTAAATCTCTATACGATAATAAGATTAATAAAATAGTAGCATTTGATACTTTCGATGAGTTAGAAAACCTATTATATAATTTGGCTAAAGAGCCAAAAGAATCAAAGACAGATGCCCAACTAATATCTCCTGCCTCATATAAAAATGAAACTACAAGAGCTAATTTAAATGTAGTGGCGTGGGAAGGTTGGGCCGCAGTAGATGTAGATGAACATAAATTTGAAGGTGATCTTAAATCAGAATTAAAAGAAAAATATGGTAAGTATTATTTTGTGTGTTACTCAACAGCTTCATCTACTAAAGAACATCCAAAATTTAGATTAGTATTTCCTCTAACTAATGAAGTAATGTCTAATAATATTAGTCATTTTTGGTTTGCACTAAATACTGAGTTAGGTGAAATTGGAGATATTCAAACTAAAGACATGAGTAGGATGTATTATATTCCAGCTTTATATAAAGATGCTAATAATTTTATCTTTACAAATGAAGGTGAACATATTAATCCATTTGATCTAATGAATAAGCATTCATATATAGAAAAGCCAAAAGGTTTATTTGATAACTTACCAGAAGCAATTAGAAATGCTATAATAAGTGAGAGGAAATCAAGATTAACTAATACTACTATATCATGGAATAACTATAAGGATTGTCCATTTGTTTCTAA